TGTCATCGCTATCATCTCATCTGGTGTAAGCTGATGAATAACGTCCTCGGCATCCCTAAAGGGCAGAGTTGTTGACACCCGTTCCAGCTTGAGCTTGAGTGCTTTGCTTCCAAGACCTTGTAGGTTACGGGCATCCACCAGAGTGCGTGTTTGAATAGTTCCCTCCCTCCCTGTGTCTGGGAAGGTATACCGTAAGCCTTGTCCAACCCGTCGATCTCGCTCCGCATTTATGCTCTCTCGTTTTTCCCGTTTCGCCTTAATCAATAACTCAGCCTCAGTCTGTATTCGGTATGTTCCATTGTCATTAATTATTTTTTTTCGTTGCCCCCAAGTCATGGTTACGAGCTGGGCACCCGGTACTTGGACCGCATGGAGCAGCCATGTTCCATGCTTTTGCTCGACCCAAATTTCCGACAGGTCGGCCAGGTCAACAACTGAGCTTCCATCAAAGCGCAAACGTTTCAGGTCTACTTTTTTTGGCACGTCGCCAACCTCTGTCCCTTCCCGCATGGAGAGCTTAGCGATCATGTCAGTATTATAGAGGACAGCTCTAGCCATCGTATTCCTCTAGGGCGTGCGGCTGGTGTTCGACAACCTCCAGGGCTTGACCAATATGCACGATATGTCGTGCCGCATCATGCAACGAAATCATAGTCTGACCAAGAGCGTCAATCTTGCCTTGCAACCCGGTCATTCCATTCTTAACATGATCGGTTGTTTCTTGTCCTCCCCGTAAGGCTGCCTCAATGTACGGCATATAATAGACCATCCAATCTAGGATGTTCCATTGCTCCTCAACCGTTTTCTTCTCTATCTCACCCTGCTGTCGTGCCGACCTCTCCACGGTGATAGTGCGAGAAAGGGCGGCTTGCAGTTCTTCTCGTACAATTTGTCGAATTTGCTCAATGTCTTTGTCTTTCATATTTTACCTACACATCAGGATATTGCAGGGTGCCGACTGCGGCGGCTGGTCGCCAAGCGCTGGAGTCTGGCGCAGATTGTGAGTCCGTACCTGGGGAGGCTGATCCGGTATTGCCTCCATTCTCGCCACTCGTTTTTGCTGTATTAAAGCTTGAAGTTGAATACGTCGAATCAACCGTGATTTTGTTCCAATTATTAGCCCCTGCACTGTCCGATCCACTCCCGTAGGCTGGATAAAAGTATATCTCCCCGCCAACTTCATAAATGGGCACATGATGCTTATGATTAGGAGTTGAATGCGTATGCCCATCAACCGTATGAGAATGTGACCATGCATTATCCGGCTGTGTCCACGTCCCCGCCGTCTGCGCCGCCGCCACGTTATATGCCTGGCTACCGCCTTTTAGGGACAGCACCACATCGGTCACACCACTATCAATAGCCCATCCATCATTCGCCGAGTTGGCGTACACCCACACCTTGAGTGACGATGGGCCGTAAAGCACGCCAAGCCATGCCGAATCAGCGTTATTCCGTATTTTCAGGAGCTTCTTGTTTGTATCAAACCAGGGCATCCCGGCAACGGTGTTGCTAGGAGCACTTGAGCCGGAAAACAGCGACTTGAGTGTGGCGAAGTTTGTCTCAATATTCCCCAGGTCTGTGGCCGCGACATGCCCAGCCGCATAAGTATCAGCAGTCCATGATTGTGCCATCTATATATCTCCTATTGACACCATTTGGCTGTGTAGTTTTGCACTAAAGCGTTGATTTCTGGTGATGGATCAATTATTTCTATTTCGAATTGATAATATCTTGCTGTCACTATGGCTGACAAAACTTCGAGTTTTTCCACTTCATTGCTTGGAGGAGTTGTATCGCCATATTTCAGCTTCATCTTGACCTGCGGACCTTCCGGAAGTTCGAATATCTCGCTCCAAGTGCGGGTATCAGCGTTTACATCTTCCCAAGTTGTGGGCGAGGGCACTTGATCACCCCATGTCGTTCCGGTGCCGGTCACGGCAATATCAGCTAAAAGATAAACAAGGTATCGTCCCGATGAGCCCAGGTCGTATATCTCGCTGGTGTAAGTTCCTGTCAGGCTGACAGGGGAACCGCCATGGGAACACTTCAGGTAACTCTCGCCATCGTATGTCGTTTGCTCTGTATTATCGAATGTTCCTGGATTTGGACTGCCAGTATAATCCTCTGTCTCCGTATGTTGTACCGTCCATCCGTCAGGTGGGTCTTTGAGCGTAGCTGAGGCTGTAACCGGCGTGCCTCCGTATTCGCCGTTATTTGCTAGGGTACTGGCCCAAAAGGTATGTGATCCCGGTTTGACCCCGTAAAGGCTCAAATTCGGGCTTCTAAGGGCAGCCAAGAAGATAGCACCGGACCAAGAATCACCCAAACGAAATTCGTACAGCTCAATGTCCGAGTCGCTCACCTTGTCGTCATAAAGGTTAATGGTGTTGGCATTGACCACAGCACGGAGATTGGAAAGGGATGTCGGAGCACTGCTTTTACCTGAAACCGTCTTTTGCAGTCGCCGATCATTGGAGTCTTGAGTTTTAGTACCAAAAATTGAAACGGTTTTCAGCCGTAGGTAATACGCCTGCCCCTCTTCTACGTTGTCAAGGTTGAAATCATCCTTGGCCGTACCGATCTGTTTCCAGGTAGCGTTATCGAATGACTGCCAAATCTCAACGTAATCAAACCAAGGATAGTCAGTCGGCTCGTCAAAGGTGATTTTTAGTCGCGTGAAAGACCTGAGCCGATAGTCTATAACCTCTTCAGTTATGTCCGCGTTGGCAACAGGCGGTGGTTCGTCTGTTGGGTCCGGTAAGCTACAAATATAAACGCCTTCAGTATCCAAGTTATAGTCATCATCATAGAGAGAACTGGCCTCGTATTGCAGTGTGAGGTTGACCAGCCCTCCAGGCATGATCTCTGCCTCGGTTACACGCATGAGCTGACTGGAGATGCCGAAGTCATCAAAGTTTGCCGTGACTACATCATGGGGCTCAAGTTGTTGTGTGTCGTCTCGAAATGTGCCCGTGATGGTCCTGTCAAGCTGCCATCGCTCAAGCTGATACGTTCCGAGGTTGGCAGCCATCTCTCGATTATTACAGCCAACCAGCTTAAACTCTTTAATAACTCCGACTTCATCGCCAATTAAAAGATCGTCAGCAACCCAATCCTTGTCCGGGTCTAAGAACTTGACCCGTATCCCATCAGGGCGCTGAAAGGTACTCGGCTGTGAAATGGAGAGCTGTGGCTTACCTTTCTCGTCTCTGACGACATGCACATCGTTCAGGGTCATGTTGCTAGACTCATAATTGAGGTCAGCATACCGAAGATAAAACTTGCCGTCCCACCAAACGAGCTGTCCCCTGAAGTGATTGCAAATAGTGTCCAGTATTTGCATAGCGTGCATATTGCCGGTAAAAGTAGCATTTAGGGTGAAGCTCTTTGTGTCGCAATAGTTGGCAGCGTCTGTAAAGCTCGTAGTATCTATCTTACTTGAGTCGATCCCCATGCCGTAACGGTCATTCGTCATAAAGTCATAGAGACATAGGACAGGGTTGTCTGACCAACCAACAGTCTCAGGAGAGTCCCTAAAGTCAGTGACCTTTAAGCCCTTGAGGATTACGGTGCGCTTTGGAACTGACTGAAAATAATCCTGATCATAGGTGAGCTTCCACACAAGGTAGCAGGTGTATCGTTTGTTCTCCGTCCACCTGGCAATCGCTGAGTTGAGATTAGTGTCATAGGTTTGCGTTGAGCTGCCGGAGTGAAACCAATATGATACATTGCCTCCGTATTTACTCGGCAATTTGTCATCAAGAAAAATCTGGTCTGTGCTATCCTCTTCATAAATTTCCGCACATTCACCTTCTGCCAAGTTCTGGACAATCCACAAGTCCTTGTTGTCTGTTCCGGTTGATTCAATAAATACGTCATTACCGCCGATCAGTTGCTTGCCATAAATAATGCGGTGAAATTGCTGTGTTGAACGAGTATTCTGCCTTATGCCGCCGCCCATTTGCTCGTTGTCAAGTAAGTCGGAAATAGGGTCTTCAGCCGTCGCTTGAGAGATGGCTGTGCCGGCAAGACTGACAACTCCAGAGGCCACCATCCACCAGTTTTGGGTGAAGGCCCCAGCAACAATCATCAAAGCGCCGGTAATATATCCGCTTATGCCATCATCCGACATGCCACGCCCTCAAAATATCGTAGTATTGACGTTTACGAGGCTTCACACCATCTCGATTCGATGCTGTTATGATGTATCCATTGCCGCCATGAATAGCCAAGACCTGTGCGCCATTTCGCTTGCAGGCAGCTAAAACAATGTCACCAGCAAAGGCACGAGAAACAGGCTTTCCTTTTAGGTGTTCAGCCACAAACTCAATCTGCAATGCCTTGGCCGTGTCCTTATCTTGTTGGTACAGCTCAGCATAACTCTCCAGGGTATGCCCTCGCCACTCATCAGGTAATGCCACGCCTTGCAACTGGAGGTAGTGATGGACGATGCGAAAGCAGTCCCACTCCCCCAGCTCATACTTTTGGCCGGTCAACTGCTGAGTGATACGAGCGAGGTTCATGACGGCGTGCGCCCCCACCACACGACTCGATCAACAATGGAGGGCAGAAAGCGTTCCCCCCCGAAGTTAGCTGTGTTGCCAAGGGCCTGACAACGTGTATACGTACGATCACACCAGGTAGCTGCACCTGAGTAACCACATTCCGTACCCTTGAACTTCTTCCAGCGGCAGGAGGCTGATTGACGGGCTTGTGTCTTTTGTTTCCACTGCGAGAACAAGCTGGAAACGGTTATTTCTAGCTTATCGACAGAGAGCCCCCACTGGTCGATCGTCCCCTCAAAGAGAGTAATGGAAGTTGATCCTAGTGGCTGATAGTCAGAACCAAGCACAACACCATCCAGAATTACCGTTGAGCCCTGTGGAGTGCCACCTACGAACGGCGAGGTAAAGGTATCGTCAAGGTTGTCGATGGAGAGCTGAATTTGGTCAACGATTTTATTCAGGCTATATGTGACGCTCTCTGCGCGGAAGCCACGAGGATCATAAAGGTTGCCACCCACAGCTATCGGCACATCACAATCCGTGTACCGATAATCAGTGCTGTCAATATTAAGATAGAGCAAATGAAACGGCCGCAGCTCTTCTGATTGCCAAGCATCAACTATGTTGCTATCAACTGATCTCATGAGTTGAGCAGCCCCCTGATTTTCAACCCTACGCTTGTGGCCCGATCAACAAACGTTTGCATGTCCATGGTGTCTTCACGGAAGACCGCCCGGATTACCAAATATCCAGTAAAGTCAAACGTAATGCGCGTTCCGGAGGCAGGCGCAGAGGCAAACTCACACAGATCAGCCCCGTCCGTGCCGCCCTCACTAGTAAACGTCCAATCAGCAGGGCTTGAGGATTCAGATTGTGAAGAGCTATCCACATAGAGCGTCCGGGCCGTGGCCTGGTTAGACGGCAGATTAAAAGAGGTTGTCGAGCCATCGCCGGTGCCGACATACTCTCCGGAATACGTCAGACTCCATGGGTAAATAATCCGGAATGCATTATATTGACCATTGCGGGCTATATAAAACTCCCACAGGGTCTGCGCGTCTGCCTCGTCCAGGTAGTTATATTGAAGCTCAAAATGACGACGAGGGTAGAGCCAAATTTGCTTTCGGCTTTCCGCGCCAACGTCATTAAACTCTGTGCGAAGCGTCTTGGTCTCTATCCGTTGACGAAACCCCCAGGTTGGACCAGGCGAGGAAAGGAGTGCTGGATATTGCGCCATATTATCCGCTTCCCATCATGCTATTAAGTTCACGGTCTCCAGCCCGCATAGCCTGTTTCAGGGCTGAGGCAATGGCCCCAGGATTTCGATTTACCAGTTCCTGGAAGGACCGAGCATCAACAGCATGGATATGAATGTTCTCTATGTTCATGCCACCGCCGCCAATCTCATGGTTTGGCGTAATGTGACCGCCTTTTGAACCCATGTGCAGTAGTTCCGGTCCCTTTTCGCCAACAATATAGGTCTGTCCGGAAGAGACGGGACCGCCGGCTGCCTTGCCAATATAACCTGAACCGCCAGGACTTCCGGTCCAGGTGTTAGACGAAAGTACCCCGGAAATACCACCGGCCAAATCACTTATGAGTGATGCCGATCCTTTCCGGAATGTCATTCGCATAAGATCAGCAATCATGCTGTTGACCATGCTCTTCCACTCAAACTTGCCGGTCTGCGCCGTTCGAACCAAGGCATCCTCAATGGAATAAATTTGATTCACAGCAAAATTGCCCACCTGCCGATGTGTGTCCTGGGCAGACCGAGCATAACTCTCCAGCGCAGATTGACGCCGACTCAAACTGCTTCTGTAAACCCCCTCAATTTGTCGCTGTGACTCTGCGTACTTTTGGGCTGCCTGTTGGGCGGCCATAAATTCGGCTTGAAAAGTAGTTCCATCGCCTCCGATACTTTGTCCAAATGTTGAAGACAAAGCCCCTTGCCCTTGGAGCTGTTGATTAAAAAACTTGCTGCTCCCTGACCTTGAGTCTCTTGTTTGCGCTTTTTTATCAAGCTTTTGAAGCGAATTGACCATGAGGTCAACTTGCTTTTCAGAAGCCCGAGCCTCCTCACGCAATCGCTCCAACTGTGTTATTTGTCGTTCAAGGGCCTGCACGCGAGGATTTTTAGCAACAGCCTTTTCTCCAACTCCGATGCCAGGCCCCATACCCATTACATCTGAGTAGCTTTCCTTCATGTCCTTAACTTGGGCTTTCAAGTCCTGGATGCGACGCGTCAACTCATTTGCCGTTGCAAACTCTGCTGGAAGCAAGGACTGAATAAACTTAGTTATCTTGGGGGCAGCCTCGGCCATGGCTCGACCCAAAGCGACAATAGAAGGGGTCAGGGAAATAATGGCTCGACTCACCTGAGTCCAAATAATTTTTCCCATAAGGTTTAGCTTGTCATTCGTAAGCTCTGCCTGTCGAATTAAGGATTCTCGCAAAACAATGCCGGTTTCTTGAGCTTCCTGGCGCATCTCTTTTAGGCCCTGTGCACCATTCTTAACCATATTGGTCATTTGCACGCCAGCCGTTCGAGAAAATGCCGCAGCAAATAAAGCAGCCCTGTCCATTTGGCTGCTCATCTTTCCAGCCTCTTCAGTGATAAGGTTCAGAGCCTCGCTGGTGCTTTTAGATGACGTCACAGCATTAAACAGACTTTCATCATACTTCTTCAGGAAAGTATTAAGGGCTCCCGTTCCCTGTTTGGCTTCACCAAGGCGTTTAACGAAAGCCTCAAGGCCCTTATCAAGTCGTTGTTGTGCAACGCCGGACAGTTCTGCCGCATAACGATATTCCTGTAAAGTCTCAACACCAATGCCAATATTGTCTGCGGCTTTCCCTATGGCATCGGCATGATCGAGCGTTCTTTTCACCAGCAATCCTAGGCCCGCCGAGCCCGCCACAACGCCAATTGCCGCCTTAAAAGACATCATGTTTTTGACGCTTCGGCCAAGGGATTTCCCCATGCCAACAAAGCGTTGCTCGGTCTTTGCCAGGGCTCGATTCATTCGGGCTGTATTAGACGTGACCGAACGGCGGGCCTTGTCCATGTCCCGGCTGAACGATGCACTATTGGCCGAAAGATTGACCGCTAAGTTACCGATCTGGGCTGTGCGTGCCATTCTTCTTTTTCACCGTGCCCTTAAATTGGGTCATTATGTTGCGGACCTTGGTCTTGGCATCAGGCTGTTCTTCCTTCGGCTGCATCTCTTCGTGTTGAATCTGAAAAAAAGCCATCCATTCCGTTATCTCTGAAGAAAACACCGACCCGAGCAACTCATTTACTGTTTTGCCCAATTCCTGAGCTAGCTTGAAGTAAAAGAGTCGTTCGGGTCGGCTTCGAAGTTTTTTACCGCATTCTCCACTGAGTCAGGGAGGAGACTATTCACCTTAAGTGCAGCCTCAGCAATCCTGGCAACAACAACGGCATTTTTTTCACGAGCCAGCCGATCAATAGCATCCTCGGAAAAAACTGGATTGCCTGCATCGTCCTCAGCACACCACACCACCGTCAAGGCATTAAACAAGCGTCCGGCCCTAAGATTACCCTTATCGTCAAAAGCTTGTTCCTCCCAGGCAGCCCGAGCTAGTCCGGAGAACTCCCGGACATAGAGGTAAGCGTCCTCTCCCCATTCCGGCACGTCTACCCGCTCACGCTTGCGATCATCGACAGCAAAAACTTGTTCTTGTGTTATCGCTGGCATAAACTACCTCTAGGTACTGGTGGTCACATCGCCGGTAATTCTGATGGTAATATCGACAGTCGCCACTTGATCTCTACTTCGACCAATAGAAAAGCCTGTCACATAACCATCAAAGGTATGTGTTGTTTCCGGAGAATCAGACTCAGAAACCTTGAATGACTTTTTTGTCCTGTTTTTCCGAGCGGTTTGCGCTTCAGTCTGACCAGTATCGTCCGGGTTATAAAATCCGCTGAGAGTAATATTTCCCTCATCGTGTAGCCCCATGCGATACTCACGAGCCGTAGATGCAAGGCTCGTAATGTCATACTCCGGTGCCGATCCATCAGGACCATTGATGTCAGTAAGTCCCGTGATGGTGGTGTAACTCAGCGGAGACGCACTCGCATCATCCAAGCCGATAGTTACGCCCTGTGCTTCAAGTGTGGTGGTCATAACTTATGCCTCCGTATGGGATATTATGTACTCCTGGAGCACACGAAACACCTCCGTGTCCTCCTCGAAACCGTCTCTCTCGGCATCTAAAGTCAAGGAATCAACTGTGCTTGAGCCGAAGGTGCCTGTATGGCCGTTTAGCTCCCCCCTCACAGCATCAGCCAACCCTTTTACTGCCGAATATGTGTCAGCCCAGCAGTCAAGCTGTATCCTCGCCCGGAGCCGTCCTGTTGTACCGGAAAGGGCATAAAGTCGAGGAGAGCTGACCCGTTGATATGATATAGCTGGCAGGCTGTACCCCTGGGGAAGCTTTAATGGGTAAATTCGTGTACTTACCAAGGCAGTTACGGCTGCCTTGCCGGACAAAAAAGAGTACAGATTAGATTCAATACTCACGATCTCGCCAGCCTCTTCCTAGTTGCCTTCTTGAGAGAGCCATAC